CGACTAGTTGGTATGCTTCAAAAGACATTTACACAACAGCGTATATTTCTGATAATATACAAGCGTTTTACGGCTTAGCTAGTAGTAATATAAATACCCTAAATACTATGATAAGTCAACAACCAGTTTTATATGGAGGAACATTATAATGGAATGGTTTAAAGGAAAGACAAAAGAATTAATCGCTTTAGCAGCTATTGTAAGTACATTAGCCGGATTTGGTTACACGGGAGCCGGTTATGTTAATAGATTAGAAAATCTAGAAGCTAAGATCGGTGGCATAGCAGCTGGTAAAGAAAATCTTCAAAATATAGAAGAAAGATTTGCAGGGATAGAAGCATCAGTTAATCTTCTATCTACTAGTAAAACTCAAGTTCAAGATATGGAAGAATCTATTACAATGTTACAAGTTTCTGTTAGTGCTATTAATGATACTTTAGATAAGCAACTTATCTTAGAAGTAAGAGAAAATAAAAATGATGTAACTACTATTGCAGTAGATGTATCAGGTTTACAATCAATGTTTGAAGGTTTAGAAAAAGCTATTGATGATATTAAAGATGACATTGATGATCTTGAAGACGATAATTCTAACCCCTTATTAAATTAAATTTGATACCGCAGGTACACTTTTAGTATAATACTAGATAATAGAATTATGCAGGCTTCTTGGTGAAATGGTATCATGCCACTCTGTCGAAGTGGAGTCAAGGGATCAATACCCTTAGAGGCCGCCAAAATAAACTTGTAACCGCAGGTACACTAATGTTATAATGTTTGTATAACAAACAAAATGAGAGATTATGAGAAATTGGGACGAACTATCGGAACTTGAGCAACTAGCTCAGATTTATTCCGATCAATACAAAGACGTTAATGGCTTCAGGCCACACGGCGTTGGACATCCAGAAACTGTAGAAGAATACAGAGAAGCTTGCGATATTCTAAGCGCAAGGGTTGTTACATTAATTAAAGAAGAAAAGCGACGAGAAAGTATCGCTTTCGGTGAATGGAAAGTAAACATTCGTAAAATCATGGGACTTTGCTCCTGTTCAAAAGCAGAGGCAATCAAAATTGACATAGACGCACATGATCCTATTTGGAGCATTAAAGACTATGGTGTTCAAGATCAAATTGTAGAAGGTTATATCTTCTCTACAGGTATTGGTTTTGACAAACAACCAGAAATAATGGAACTATTAAATGCCGCCTGAAGCAGTAGAAGAAATAGAAGGCCATTGGGTCGGACAAGAAAAATCAAGATATGATTTTACTCTTAAACTTTTAGAACAAAAATCAACAACAAGAGGTTATTGGGTTTATCGTTTGACAGATAAATTTGGTAATTTATTTATTGCTTTTGATGGTAGAGAAAATTGGCATCTTCCAGAAACGAAATCAGGCACACACCCAGAACATGAAGGTAATTATACTGGCGATCATAAATTACAGAAAGGAGATTGTTTTACTTGTAAAGCAACAGTCAATAGACATGATATAGCAAATTACAAATATGGTGGACCAGATAGTAAACACAAACAAACTGTATTAAATAGAATTAAATTAAAATCGTTCATCGGTAGAACTGATGGATATAAATCATACAATGAAGAATAAATATATTACAGAAACAGAAAGAAGGTTGTTCTTTTTAAATAGGGCTATGGAAAGAGCCAAAAATCCAGAATGGAAAGCTCTCTGGAAAAGGAAAAAAGAAGAACTTTTAAAGAATTTATAACATTAAACTGTTATAAATAAAATGTAGAGACGCCCAATTATGGGGTTTCTATTTTATTAACCTTGCTTAATTAGGAGGAAAGAAGATGACTAGAAATATGTTATCGACATGGGGCGATTTTACCCCATTCACAATTGGATTCAATTCGATTTTTAATGAATTAGATCGAGTCCGTTCTTTACCAACAACTAATTATCCGCCTTACAATATTCGTAAAGGGTCAAGTGAAGATACTTACCTTATCGAATTGGCAGTTGCAGGTTTTTCAGAAGAAGATGTCAATGTTGAAGTTAAAGAAAACAATTTGACAATCACTGGTGAACTTGGCGACAAGGATAATGGGTTTGTCCATCAAGGCATTTCACAACGTAGATTCTCAAGGAACTTTGTTCTAGCAGAAGATGTGCTTGTAAAAGGTGCAGACCTTTCTAATGGAATTCTTACAGTATATGCTGAAAGAATTATTCCAGAGGAAAAGAAAGCCCGAACTGTTGAGATTGGTAAAGTGTCAAAAACTACTAAGAAACAATTCTTAGCAGAGTAAATTTGCAGGGAGTCGTTTCGGCTCCCTTTTTTACTTGACAAAACAGCATTTGCTGTTATAATAATAGTATGACTTTAATTATGAGGAAAAATAAATGAAAAGAAATTATTGGTATACAGGACTAAGCGGTTGGTTTAGAAAAACTTTCGTTGGTTCAACAGGTTCTGGTGTTAGAGCCAAAGATTCTAGGGGTCGTTTTATTGCTGATGATAAATCTACAGCTGAAAAAAACGAAGCCTATGAAGATGGTAAAACTCCAGCCGATAGGAACAAAAGAGCTAGAACTAAAAAAGGCAAATACAAAGCCGATGATAAATCCACTAAGCGTCGTAACGAAGCTTATAAAGGTGGAAAAAAACCACAATCTAAAGCTAGAAAGACTGCAGCCAAAAGAGGCCGCGGCCGACCTAAAGGTTCTAAGAACAAAAAGAAATGATTGAATATGCAGCCACAGTAATTGCAGGTGCAATATTTGTATTTGTAGTTTGTCGTTGCATTTATATATGGTCAATGAAGCTTTAGAAAATTATTATCCATTATTTGATGATGGACTTTATACAGAAGTAGTTCACCAAAATGGTGAAAGAGCTGTTAAAATTCTTAAAGGTGAATATAAGGGTATTGTATATCAATACGGTAAGATTGAACTTGTTCCTAGAGCAGAATCTGAAATACCTAAAATTAATTTTGACAGAGCAGTTCGTGTCTGTCCAGAAGAATTACTAAATACTATATCGGAAGATAAAGAATTTAATCAACTTATGGGTAATATACTCATAGAATTATTAGCTAATCAAGGTATTGAAGAACTTAATCGTGGAGTTAGTTAAAAAAATAATTATTGGTAGTTTATTCTTTCAAACAAACGCAATTGGAGCCCACATGGAATATAGTAACGAATTTAGAATAAGACTTAAAGAAGAACTCATTGCAGATGAAGGATCTGTATTAAAAGTATATAGAGATCATTTAGGATATTATACAGTTGGTGTTGGACATCTTATTACTCCAAAAGATGAAGAATGGGGAGTTGATATAGGAACACCAATTACACAAACAAGAGCAGATGAACTTTTGTTTTATGATCTGAATAATGTTCTCAAAGAATGTGAAGATCATTTTCATCAGAATTGGGAACTTTGGCCAGAAGAAGTTAAATTGATTATTGCAAACATGGCATTCAATTTAGGTATAACTAAACTAAAGAAATTTCAACTGATGCTCACAGCTATAAATGCAGAAGATTATAAAACTGCATCAAAAGAAGGTTTAGATTCTAGGTGGGCAAAACAAGTTTATAATCGTGCAAGGCGATTAATGGATAGGTTACGCGATATTGACGTAACTGATTAAAAATAGGAAATATATTATGGAAAGAGTAGTGTAAGTGCATTTTTACACCAATGTACAGAAGTATAGAGACTTCATATTAGCTCGTGGAATAAAGAACGGTAAACGATATATTAAAAGATTACAATACGAACCGACACTTTATATTCCAACAAACAAACAATCAGCTTTCAAATCCGTTAAAGGTGAATTCTTACAAGCTAAGAAGTTCGGCTCGATTAATCATGCTCGTAATTGGAAAAAGAAATTCAAAGGCACGAATGTTGATATTCATGGTTTAGATTCATGGGAATATACTTACATCAATGAGAGTTTTCCTAGTGATATAAATTTTGATATTAAACAATTAAATATTCTTTGTATTGATATAGAGTGTGAATGTGAAAATGGATTTCCAGAACCTATTGATGCAGAAGAAAAGGTCAATGCGATTACAATGAAATTATTTGGACATGATACTATTCATGTCATAGGAACAGATAATTTTGATTTTAAAACAGACAATCCTAATGTGCAGTATCATAAATGTCAACATGAAAAACAGTTGTTGAAAACTTTTATGGAAGTTTGGGATGAACTTGAGCCTGATATAGTAACTGGTTGGAATGTTGAATCATTTGATATGGCATATCTTATCAATCGTATTTGGAAATTATTTAATTGGGATACAGCTACTAAATTATCACCACACAATCTACTTACTTCTAGAGAGTGGTTTTATATGGGTCAAAAGAAACAGATAGCTTATAACATTTCTGGAGTTGCAACACTTGATTACTTACAGATGTATAAGAAGTTTACATATATTACAAGAGAAACATATAGGTTAGATCATATTGCAGAAGTAGAACTTGGTAAAAAGAAAATTGATTATTCAGAATTTGGTGCTATGCATTTGTTTTATAGAAATGATTATCAGAAATTTTTAGAATATAATATTAGAGATTGTGAATTAGTAGAAGCTTTAGATGATAAGCTTCAGTTAATGGATTTATTAGTTACTATGGCTTATAGTGCTAAGTGTAATTTTACAGATGTATTTGGTTCAGTAAGATATTGGGATTTATTAATCTATAATTTCTTGAAAAAGAAAGGAATGATTCCACCACCAAAGAAAGGGAAACAAGATTCTAGAATTGTTGGAGCTTATGTAAAAGAACCACAAGTGGGACAACACAAATGGGTAATGTCATTTGATTTAAATAGTCTGTATCCACATTTAATCATGCAATATAATATGAGTCCTGATACTCATTTACCAAATAAATTTAATCAAGATATTTCAGTTAATAAACTACTTGAAGGTGAAGTTGATATAACTTCATTGACTACTTCAACAGTTACACCGAATGGTGCCATGTTTAGTACAAAACGACAAGGTTTTTTACCTGAGCTATTAGAAGAAATGTATGATGAAAGAGTGTTGACTAAAAATAAAATGATACAACACAGAAAAGAATTAGAAAAGACAGCTAAAGATGATACAACCACAAAAAGAAAATTAGAATATGCAATCACTGCTGAAAATAATAATCAGATGGCTGCAAAGATTGCTCTTAACTCATGTTATGGAGCTTTAGGTAATCAGTATTTTAGAT